CAGTATCACTAGTAGAAACCGCAGGATGCAAGGCGTTTCTTTCTCCTGTGGTGATAATATCACCGCTTCCGGCACTGTTTACGTCTGAATGAACCGTAACACTTCCTGTTATATTTGCTTTCTCTGCCGTGGTTAAATGCTGATGGTCACCAACTGCACCGCCTTGAATGTTTTGTAAGTCGTTGTGGTTTTCTACTGCTATAGTTCTTAGTTCCCATTGAGGCGAACCATCGTCAGTATAAAGAGCGTCCTTGTTTTGATCATCCACATAGGAAACATAGCCCTCAACAGGTGTTACACCTACCCATAAGGCTCCGTCAAACTCTACAATGTCTCCAGCTAATGCCCCGTCCCATGCTGCGTTACTTGTTCCGGTGAAGTCAAGTATGTATCTATCGTTTAAAACCTCTGTAGGGGGAGCTAAAGTATTGTCAACCAAATCAATAACCGCTGCCCGTCTATTGTAAGAAGTAGTTAGTAAATTTATCTCTTCTTCGTTGTCCTTAACCCTTCGAGCTAATTCATCAAGAGCGTCTTGCACACTCATTGGTGGCCCGTCCCAGTTTAACGGTACTACTGGCGTAAAAGGGTAAGCGTCTAAATCAGTTAATACCGTGATGTCTTCTAATAGATCGTTGTTAACATCGTAAGCCTTAAGCTTTGAATCTAAAGAGTCAACAAAGTAATCCATTCTACCAATAGTAGATAGGCCCAATGCGGTTGCTTGACTTATCGTTATGTTACTTAATACGCTCACAATCCAATTTTAATTAAACCGTCATTGAAAATCACACCATCGTTAGTAATCGCTTCGTGAACTGTTAACCTTCCTCCTGCGTCAACAGTAATTACTGCTCCAGCATCTAATATAAAATCACACCCCACTAGATACTCAAAGCAATCTGGAACAGTTATATTATCAGTGCTTTTCAAGTGGTACTTAATACCTGTACTTGGTCCACCACTACCGCCCGTAGAGTCAATGCGCAAAGTACACTCATCAATAACCGTCAAAGTGATGTTGCTACCTGCCTGAAGTATCTCATTCAATGTGCAGGCGTTAATGTCGTTATTTAGGTCTACTATGTTCATGAAGGTTTTAAGTTCATATCGATAATCAAGTCACCCGTTGTTGTTCCATTTGGCTCAAAGCACAAACGAAAGTATTTCGCTGGTATTGAATCATCTGTAAAACCTGAATAAACATCTTCAAGCGTTACATTATTCGCTTTACAGTTATAACTAACCCAGTTAACGCCATTGTTGCTTACCTCTACTGTCATTGTAGGGTTCCCGTCTGTGCCGTCTTTAAGGATAGTTAAGAACCAATCATAGTTATAACATAATTCTTGCGCTACAGTGCAACCCGTTAAGCTTGCATCCAACGTTCCAAGGTCTAATAATATGGGATTCTGTAAACTCACAACCAGCTTGTTTTACCTTTTCTTTGCCCGTTAAACTCTAGATAGTCATTCTCATTCTCGCAGATATACCACTGGATTGTATAGTACGATTCCACGGCATCGTTATAGATCTCAGTTACATTCGTTTTGTAAAGGTTAGCGCCTTCACCTAATTCATGTGAAGCTTCTACAAATCCTGTAACCGTATTACTGAAGTTCTGATCTTTGACAAATTCCCAGTAAATAAAACATGTAAGCATCTCAGGAATACCTGCGCTTCTATGTATATCACAGTCATCATCAATACATATCTCATTGAATATGGTCTGATATATTGGAGACGTAGGAAGGTTATCAATGTCTAAATCAGCAATAAATAAATCGTACAAATCACATCCCAACAAATCAACTAGATAACGCTTCTCGAACTTATCAATATAATAGTTCAAACGCTCAGTAGTGTACTTGTCTTGTGCTATACTTTTATAGCCTATGAAATCAGTATTTTGTACGAATAAACCCACTTATTTTGTTTTTGGTTTTTTCTCCATCTTGTTAGACGGTGCTTTTTTCTCTGCTTTAATCTCTTCAGCCACCCCTCTACTTATAAGATTAGTTGCTTCCGCATCAGAAGCTTCTATAATCTCATTCTCTGAGTATCTGTTAAAATGTTTTAATATTCTTAGTTTCATAATAAAAATACCCACGGACCTAAGCCCGTGGGGTTTGTTTAGATTATACTTTACCAATTCCAGCAACAGTATTACCTAGTGCTGTCGCGATATCAGCAACGTGAATAAATGCGTTAGCATCTACGTTTCTAACTCTAAGGTTCAATCGTTCCTTAGCTTTAACCGTTACTATATCCTTGTCGAAGTTGTCGTTGTTCTCAAAAGAGAATTGAATAGTTAACCCTTTTCTAGAATAAACAGTCCCTTTATCAAAATCACCAACATACATTTCATTGGTAGGAATCAACTGATTTGCTATAGCCTTAATAGACCCGATGTTAACGCCATCATCCGTAACCCATGAAGGCAATAAGTAATTACCGTTTGCGTCTTTTTCAAGCTGCATCTGGCAAGCGTCTACTGGATTAATAAGAGCGTAATTAGCGTTGAACTTGTTGTTTTGCCCGTTGTCTGAAATTTGACAACCAACAACCTTAATCAAATCAGCCAATACAGGAGTAGCGGTCTTTTGAGCGTAAGCACCAGGAGCGAAAGTAGCAGCAACAGCGGCCACAGAGTTAAGGTTTGGACTAACATTGTCGCCAAGTAACAACTGAGAATCAACACGAAGTTTAACATCGGTGTCTACTAAATCTCTAACCTCTCCCTCTACGTACTCGTAGTCATCCATCATGTCGACACATACATCAACGCTATCTTTAACGTTTTCAATGTGCATGATTCGAACCTTCCACGTTACTTTAGATAGGTGTGTTTCAGCCGCACAAGAAGCGACGTTTTTAGCGTCACGAACTACAGTCTCTTGATCGTTATACTTAACGTATTCTTTACCCGTTGTTCTGTTTCTAAACAGCTCACGAATGAATGGTTGACGAGTGGCTATTTTGCCAATACCTTCTTCCATGTCAGCAAAGTCGGTTCCAGAATCAATATCTCCAGCACCTTGTAAAGCCTTCATTTCGATATCGATTTTAAAACCACCTTTCTGGTCTTTCATCATTATTGAAATGTCGTCCTTCTTAGCGTTTAACGCTTCGATAACTTGAGCCTTAAACCCTTTGCTTTGACCTTTTGTAGAGCTGTTAACTTGATCAACAAGTTTACTCATCTCTTTACCTTGAGCTTTCAAAGCCAATTCCAAAGCATCAGTACGAGCGTCTTTAAGCGCTACAATCTCTGCTTTAAGCCCTGCTAGATCTTCAGTAGAAGCCTTAGCTTCAATCAAACTAGTCAACTTATCGTTAGACTCTTTCAAGTCGTGAGAGTTCTTTTCTACGAGATATTGTGCTTTGTCCTCGTCTGTCATTTTCGCCAAATCATCGGCACTTTTAATTTCAAACATTTTCTTAAATTTTGTGGTTTATACTTTTTTCAATTAGAGTATCTAAGAAGCTCTTAGTTTTCGGCTCTCCTTTCAAAGTGTCTTTAATAGACGGCTCCTGATTTTCAAGTGAATTAATCAACTGTTGAATCTGCTTAAATTGTACCTCTAAGTTTATTAATCGTCCATCTGTACCCTTACCATTCTTAATAGCTTTTTGGAACGTACTAGATAATTCGTTTAATCTTTTTAATGTTGCATTGTAATTAGTTTCGCCTTTTGAAACGTCTATTACTGGAGTTAGTGAGTTAGACCCGAATGTTACGCCCGAACCTTCCCACAGTTTTACCTCTGTAACCTCAAAGAAACCCCCCTCAGGTGTTCTAATGTCTTCTACAAAGTTGATCTTATCGGCTACGTAGTTAAATCCTATAGAGTGTTCTACTAGTATTCCTTCTTGATAATCCCGAAAAGCGTTATCACCTTCTGTACTAGTTCCCATTGAACTACGAAAGAATAAACCTCTCTCGTCTTCTCCTAACTCAAATATTTTTCCTATCTGTCTATCCCAGTCATGGTTGCGTAAGTGCGCTATCTGTCTGTTGGTAGATGATTCAGGACCATGCTCTAAAATACTCTTAGCAAATGCACCGCGTCTGATAATGTCTTGATCTGAATCAATAGAATCGAACGCAGCAAAGTAACCGCTAACAGTTCTTGCTCTTGTGTCTATGTCCTTAAGCTGGAAAGGCATGGTTTTTACACCAGACTTAACGCCGTAGAAGTGGTCCTTAAGCTTCTGATCTAATCTGTTCATTGCCTATAATTAGTTTGGCGTTCTCTTCTGTTAACCCATGAGAGAACATTAATATATTTACTTTGCTTTCGGTGCTTATTGGAGAACTAACTAAGTCTAGCAATGCCTTTGATACACTGTTATTCTTTTTAGCCTCTAATGCTTGATCTGGCTGTAGTACCTCAATTTTGGATTTGTTTACCTTTAGCTTAACGTCTTCATCCGTTAGCATTGGCATAAAGGACTTGTTAAGAGTCCATAAGATCTTATCCTCTAGGTTTGGAATGGCAGCCTTAAGTATCAAAGCCTTTTCAGCTTCGTGAACGTTTGCAAACTTACTGTTAGCTGGATCATTGTATAAGACTGAAGAAACGCCGTAAGCACTACATAGCTGCCTTAAGCTTAATATTCCTAACTCTAATATCTTTAGGTCTGCTGTAGACATACCCATTTGAACAAAGTCCAGGTTAGCATTAGTAGTAAAGATCTTGTTGATATTTGATATACCTGAAAGTTTCTTATTAGCTATGTTTGAAGCTTCTTTTTTGTCTTCTGCTGACATCGGTCTGTCAGTACGGTTTGTAAGTATCCCTCGTACACCTTGGTTCTTCACGGTCATTGCCGCACCTTTCATGATGTCGTTGCTTGCTTCTAAACTTAAGTAAGCAGCCTTAATAGGGCTTAACCCTTTTAAGCTTTCTAAACCCTTAATAGTCGGATCTAAATACTTAATATGTATGATTTCTTCTGTAGGTATCTTAGTGTCAAAACCTTTATCATGGTAGATGTAACCGGTAGCTCCGTCTCTGTAAGACTTACCACCTTTAACGCTCATGATGCCACTAGGATAAATCTCTAATGATTCAGGCTTAAACCCTGTTATTAATTCAGGTCTGTAATAAAGATCTCCAGATGATAATAGGTAAGTAGCTGATTGATTAAAAAATTCTTTCTGGCTTATTCCCTTTGAAGGCTCCTGCCAGAAATCAAACAATTCACCTTCTGTTATAACTTCTTCTTCGCCTGCTCTATTCTTTCTTATTAATTCTACAGGTAGATTAGCTACAGCAGATGAAATAGATTTAATTATTGCGTAAACGTCTGCATTAGAAGCGTAACCATCTTGTAAAAGCTCCTCATCTGTTACGCTGTCATCAAACCCAAAAAGGCCACCATTAACAACAGTGACCGTTTGAGGTTCGTCAGATTTGAAGAATCGAGAGAGTAAACCCATATTATTACCGTGTCATCGCGACATGAGTAACAGCAATATACAAATAACTTTTAGTAATTACTAACTAAAAAAGAACTCAGGTGTTTCACTATGGTCCTGTAGTACATACCTTAATGGGTCAATGATATGGTTATAGTCATCAATAGGTACGCCTGCTTTCTTAGAGTTCCAAATATAATTATTCAATTCCTTCTTAAGGTGACTATCTAAAGGGTCCACGATGATCTCGTAAGACTGTAAGTCCTTAATCCCTTTTCTGATACTATCCGGCCCTTTAACACACGGTCTTACGTTGTAGCCCAGTTCTACCAGTTCAGCAATCAAACGAGGTTCTGCATTATCAGCAATTATAAGATCATTAGGATTTACTAAGTCTTTTAGGTGTTCCGCTATCCCTGTTGTGGTTAGTCCCGTTTGATAGAGTAGTGTTGACGCGTATAACTTCATTGATTTGTTATCAATGGAAACCTTTACGAGCGTTGTAGGATCGTTAGAATATCCAAAATCCATACCATACACTTCAGGTAAGGCCTCGTCAAATTCTCCTTCTTTCCAGTTCTCAAATATAACCCCTTCAGCCTTTTCCAACCATCCGCCTATGTAATTGTGATAATACCACTTAGGATTGTCTTTCTCTGATTTATTCGCTTTGTCTATGAATGATTGACTAAGATAACCTAAGCCGTCTGCTATGTGGTACGTGCTGTGAATGTGTTCTACGTCTTCATGATCTGACACCGTAACATCATAACCATGTACGCTTATACTTTTGTTTCTTGGTTCGATCCAACGTTTGTATATGAAATGTTCGCGTGTAGACGGGTTTTGTATCCAAATAATCCTATTTTGGTTTACAGTGCTACGTATTGAATCATCTATACGATCAAATGCTTTTTCATCCAAGAAGTCTTCGCCCTCTTCAATTACCCATGTTGTAACCCCTGCCAATGATTTAAGGTTAGCTGTCTGGTCTCCTGAGCTGGTTTTGATACCTGAGAAGATAACAAAGCTACCTGTATGCTTATTAGTGATCTTATTTGATGTTATATGAAAGTCCTCATGGCCTCCGTTACGCCTTAAAGACTCTTCGAACTCAGGTATAATAGACAGCTTTGCTGATGCCATTGTATACCTAGTAAATAGTATCCCTTGGTTAGGTTGATATGTTAACCTGGAAACAAGGTCATGTACTGTAGTTGATTTTAATGACCCTCTACCACCTGTCACTAAAAAGTACCTCTTGTTTGATGTGTAAAGAGGCTTGTATAGGCTATGAATCTGAGTCATCTACCCAGTTGATAGGGTTAATGTTAATGTCTTTTCCGTTAGTAGTGTGATCTACTTTTTGCATCATTAAAGATTCCCTTTCTTCGTTGGTGCAGATAAGCTTATAAAGTGCTAATAGTTCTGCTGCCTTTTCTCCTTTGAATAGCTTTGCCCTTATTAGGCTCTTTGTTTTCACCTTGTTAGTATCTAAAAGATCTTTTAAGGTGTTAAGTTCGTTAGAATCAATTGGAAAGAAATCGTAAAACGTAGGCTTACTGCAAGGTAAAAACGCTACAATGTCCTCAACAAAAAAAAGGTTGTTTTTCTTTATCTGCTCTTTAGCTTGTTCGTATATTTTCTTTTGGTCGTATGCCACAACTGTAATATACTAAATTTTTAGATAAAAAAACAGGAGGCCTATGAAGTACCTCCTGTAAGAAACAATAAAGAAAAACAGATTGTTAAATATAGTATTTTTATTCGGGTTTATTGATATTTATAAAGGCATCCTCTACTCTTGCTACGTCAATTATGTCTGATACTTCACAAGTGTAGTGTCCTAAAGTATCTATCTCTAAATCCAAAAAGCCGACAGTCTTTCCTGGGTTCTTTAGTAGGTGTTCTCTAATCGTTCTACCTGTAGCATCCCCCCAGTCATAAGGCATAAGTTTATCATGCCAAACATAAAAATACCCGTAATAGATGTCATCTTTAGTTTGGACTAAGTATTGGTCGGTTCCTATATCATAATTACCATCTTCATCATTAAAGATATCATCCTCATCATTATTCTCATAGGTTATAATCAGATCCTTTATCTTATCTATCATAATAATTTTTTCTCGTCTTCAATATCTTGTCTCTCTTCCTCTTCGTCTATCTCAATCATTTTTACTACGTGGTGGGATACGTCCATAACGTGATGTAAGAAATCTGTTAATGATTCGTACTTAACCATCCCATAATCAAACGTTTCATCTTTTATACCCTCGTATGTTTCCATTAGATAGTTCCAAATAAACCTAGCACTTTGACCGTCATCAATGGCATATGATGCCATCTCTGTCATGTTGCTAAACTCGTAATGTCTTGATATTAGATCTTGGATATAGTTCTTTAGATCCTTATCATTCTTTACAGCTAAGATCTTCAAATCTTTAACTATTGAATCTGGTATGTCTATTAGTTTCCTCATAATGCAATATACTCAATATATCATGTATACGCTAATATTTTTATTACATTATTTATCGTTTATCTGTTGTCGGTAAAACGTTCGTGGCGTTTATCCGAAATAATAGGTAATACGTTTATTCTCGGTGGCGTTTATAACGTTTAATCCATTTGGAAGGTTAGTATTAACGCCTTAACGCTTTTAATTTGAACTTATACGTTTGTCTGTGATATTTCATATCCACCAAACCACGTCTAATAGCCGCTGCATACGCGTTCTGATCTCCCTCCCTAAAGGATTTTAAACAGCTGTATTGATCCATTATTTCCAATAATTTACTATCGCTGTAATAATTCTTTTTTACTCTCTTCCTAGTCATGTGATTTGTTACCTCGTCTAGTATCCCCCTTGAATATGCGGCTGTATACGCTCTTATTTCGTTATCGTAAAAAGATTTAAGGCTGTCGTATTTCTTGGAAATGTTTATTATCTTCCTCTTTGTCCATCTCACCCTCTTCATAGTTTTCTGTTTATTTATCGTTTATTTAATTTATTCTAAGTGTCGCACGGTGTTTATACAACCGTTGTATGCAATTAAAAAAGACATACAACAATAAATATAAATAATAGGGCAGGACTCGAACCTATGCCAAACGACTTTCACCGTTCTTGGAAAACCAGATCCTCGTTTGTTTATTTGTTAGCAATACCCTACTATC